CTCGGCAGATCCGCCAAGTGCCTTCACGGCAGAGCTGACGCCGATGTAAACGTCCTCCACGTCCCTAAGGTTGCCGCCAGAGCCGAGCACTGCTGCCGACAGTTGCGTGACGTTCTTGATCGCGATTTCCTGCGGGACGTTGAAGTTCTTGGTCGTCATCGCGGCCACTTCAAGCGCCCGGTTGTACTCCCACTGGTTCGCGGTGACTTCCTTGAGACCGATCTTGAGCTTGTCAATCTGGGCGGCGTAGTCGGCCATGTTGCCCAGGGATTGCGTGGTCATGCCGGCCTGCGCGCCGATCTGCGCGCCGATCAAGGCACCGGCAGGCCCGCCCCCTAGCACTGCGCCCGCGGCGCCGCCAAGGAAGCCGAGGGGGCCGCCGTAGATTGAGGCGCCCGCAAGAACGCCAGCGGTCTGACCAGGCGCAAAGCGGTTGCCGCCGCCGAATTGACGCCGGTCTGTGCGCTCTAGTTGGCGCTCCAGTCGGGTAAGTTCTATTGTTGACTCCCTGAACGCTTTTGACGCGGGATCAACCTCATTGCGGATTTTCCGCCACGCCGCCGCTTGACGCTCAAGCGAGTTGCGGCTTTTGTCGCCCGACGCAATGGCGATTTCTAGTTCTGTGCGATAGTCTTTCAGCGCTTCCGCTGTATTCTCCATCGCGATCTCGCGGGCCTTTGCTGGACCGCTATCAGGACCAGCCAGGCCGGCTTGTGCCAGCTTTTGCAGTCTCGCGAGGCTGTTGGCTTGAATGCCGAGTTGCCGATAAGCGGTGCTGGCGATTGTTGCGTCAGCCCGCAACTGTTTCAATAAATTGCTTTGCGCGCCGAGAGCGTTTTCGCTGAACTTTAGATTTTGCCCTGCCTCAACAACCTGCCTGCCAAACTGGGCGAGCACATCGTCGGCCGCGCCAACAGCGCCCGCCAGCGCCTTTACGCCACCAGCAAACTTATCAAGGCCGGCGGTATCCGCTACGGCCTTGAAAAGAAACTCAGTCGTTTGCTGGTTAGCCATTGAGCAGCAGAAGCGCCTCCAGCTCCATCACCTGAATGCCTTCAAACATGGCAACAGGGTCTTCAACCGAGTATAATCGCATGAGCGTTTCAAGGGCTGTGTAGTTCAGCCCTGTGTATCCGCCCATGCCGGCTACGTTCCACTGCGTGCCCATGCGAAGAAACATGGAAACGGTGTCCCAGTTTTCCTCCCAGACCTCGAAGTGTTCTTCTTCCTTGGGGGCGGTCGTTACTGGAATCCCAAACAGTTCAGCGTCTTCCGCCAGTTGGGATTCGTCATCGTCTGATGCTTTAGCCCAGTAACGAGCCGCGTCCCTCAGTTTCCCGTTTTCGCCCCGCTCAGCGACTCGAAGAACGCCAAGCCAGCAGCGCGCAGGAACGTGGTGTCATCCACCAGGTAGCCAAGCTCTTCGGAGCTGAACGGGATTTCGACGCCTTTCTCGTCCTTGTACTCGCTCCAGCCAACGATCACTTCATTGAGCAGTTCACGGTTGTCCTTGAACTTTTCAATCTGGGATTGGCTGACACGCTTGAACTCCACGGTCATGCGCTGAACCTCAAAGGACCCGCCATCAAGCGGAACTTCGATTTTCACCGGCCACTTGTAGCTGGTTGCTTTGCGCTTGACGAATGCCATTGGTCACCTGAATGCCCAATGATGTTATTGCGCTCGCGAGGGCGAGCGCAGCACATCAGCTAAACACCAGGCGGTACTCGTCGTTACCCGAAACGGTCGGGATCGCGTTGAACGGCAGGTTGAGGTTGTGGATCCCCTGGCTGTCCGAGTAGGTCGGCTGGCCGAGGTCCACGTTGGGGGCAATAAAGCTGACTCGCTGGCCAGGCGCGGTGCCGTGCAGGAAGTGGAGGGCGCCAGAACCGCCTTGCGCGTCGTCCAGTGCGGCGGTGAAGTAGTTCTTCGTCGCCATCAGCGGAGCTTCCACAACCACGGTGCCGGTCGCGTTGCGGTCGGTGATGATGACCTGACGGGTGCAACCCACCAGCTCGCGGTACTCAACCTGGTTGCCGAGGTCAAAGTCAATGTTTTCCACGCAGCCGTAGTGGCCCAGGAAACCGAACGCGCCAGAGTTGGTGGAGCGGAAGATCTGGGGCACAACGTCGGCGGGGTAGACGGGCGCCGGAGTGGAAGCGTCCTCGGGCGTCACGTAGATGCCGGTGAAGTTAAAGGTGATGGTCGGGATCTGTGCCAGCGGCATGGAGAACGTGAAGGTTCCGCGACCGCCGGTGAACTTGTGGAGAACCCGGTCAATGAAGTAGTAGATGGTGATGCTGGTGTCGCTTACGCCGAACGTGTCGGTGATGGGCGTGTAAGCAGCGTTAGCGGCAATGCTGTAGACGCTTGTAGCGTCCAGGGTGACGGGGCTGCCCTGGAATTGGCGCAGGCTCGCAACCCTTGTCGATCCCACGTAGTCGGTGATCAGGAAAACGCTTCCAACACCGAGTCCAGCGGTGATGGTGAGCACCATGCCGTTGTAGAAGTCATCGACCGAGGAAGCGCCGGTCGCCAGCGTCAGGCTGTTGGATGCGCCCGCTTGAGGCGTGCCGGTGACAGCGGTAGGGGTCAGGGTCTGGGCGTTAGCGCAGGCAAGCAGCAGCGGTGCATAGCCAGGGGCGGTGCCGGGGGTGCCGCTGCTGGCCATCTCCACCGTGATGGAGCACTGGACCTGACTGTTGGCGACGAGTGAAGGGAAGCCGCCGAAGAAGCCGCGGATCGTCTCCCGAGGAACCGTGTCACCCGCCAGCGGGGTGATCTCCAAGTTCGTCACTCGGATCGCGTTCGTCGCCAGCGGGTTCGCGTCTACCCCGTAGTTGGCTCCTTCCAGCCTTGCCAGAATCCAGCGCTTGCGCGAAAGAAGGTTTGCCATCGGGAATCAATGCGGGCGGTTCAGCGTCGTATGGAACCCGAACCCGGATGCCATCTTCCCCAACCATGTAGCAGCCGCCTTTACCGGCGTACTGGTCGTGGAGATCCGGCATTGGTCTACGCGATTCCTTACGGGGATGCTATCTATGGCGCCGGCAGCGCGATGTCCTCTTCGGAGTGGCGATAGAAAACCAAGTAATCAACCGCGATCACTCCATCAGTGTGCGCCATTGTGAAATTGTCGCCCGCCTGGCTTATGTCAAGGGCGCGCCCGCCAAGGGTTGAGTCGCCGGGCGGAATCAGGCGCCTGTGCATGTCTTCTATTACTGGATCCGCCACTTGGTCAGGCGTGTCGCCATGCACAATAACGCCGATCCGCACCAACAACTTTCTGTCCACCAGGCATATAGCGACATTCCGCTCAGCGGCGTCCGTGAGCGGAGTCACAATGAGACAAGGCATCTCGGCCCTGGCCGCAGCCTCCGCCCTTGAGCGGTAGGCGCGGCCACCGATGCCGGTTGTGGTCGCGACACGAGCCGTGATTTCCTCGAGGATGTTTTCGCGGATGCTTGGCATGGGTTAGGCGACCGCGCTGACACGCAGATCGGCCAATGCCCCCGCGTGCCCGGTTATCTCAATCACCGCATCGGTCGCAGCGGAGAAGCCGGCCACCCCGTCACTGATGGCAACGAATACACGCTTTGCAGGCCCGACGCTGAGGTTGAAAATAACAGCACGATTGGCAGTGTAGACACCGCTTGCATTAAGAACGGCCCCAACCGCATCTGGTGTCAGCGCCGTTGGCTCCGTGGTGATCACCGAAACAGGCCCGGTGAATGCTGGCACGGTGATGGTATCAGAATAGGTAGAGAAGTCGTTGATCCAAGCCGTGTTGCTAAGCGGGGAGTCCTCCAAACGGTTCAGCCTGTAGGTGTTCCGCCCTCGCTTGCCCGTGAAAACGGCTCCTGGCGCCAGTGTGAACGCATTGTCTGTTCCGGACTGACCTTCGGTTGCGTTAATGTATGGTCTGATAACAGGAAACGGCGGGTCAATCGGATCTCCAAGCACAAGTTGACCGTTTACCATGGAAGCGAATCGGACGTTTTCCCATCGGACAATCGCCAGCGCGGGATTGATGTCTATGGCGTACCACCTATATGTGTTGCGCAAGACGTAGCAGTTTTTCATGCTGATCGACGTACCACCAGTGCTGGATATGCCGATACTCAGGGCACCGCCGCCAAACACCGTATTCTCCAGTACATGCGATCCCAGCCATCCGTCGTGTGAGAAGTAGGCACGGTTCCCATAGTGCGGGGCGGGTGGGGATGGCAGCACATACAGGAACGAGTTGCTGACTGTCATGCGCCCGATAGCGCCAGGCTGGTAAAACTGGATGGCATCGCAGTGGCCATTATCGCCACGGATCTCAACATAAGCCTGGTCGATGTACATTTCGCCCCGGCCGGCACGGAAGCCCTCATTGCATCGGATGCGCGACCGCGAGACTGTGCCGGGGTTAACAAGGACGATGCTTACTCCGTCAGGTTTGACTATTGACAGGTTGCTGACGGTCTCATTCGGGGCCACCGTGTAAGTAGTGGCCATTTCACGCATTCCGGTGAATATGGGTGAATCGAATGATTGAGGAATCAGGTTCAGCAGAGAGCTGCCTGGAACTGGTGTGGGGGTCGGAGCAGGGGCAGGAGTGGGCGTAGGAGCTGGCGAAGGGGCAGGAGTGGGGGTGGGCGCTGGTGCTGGAGCGGGGGTGCCAGACAGCAGCCGCGCATCGGCCCAGTCGGCGTGATCGCTGGCGTTCCCATCAGACGTGGGTTCAACAAACAGCCGCAGGGTCTGGACCCCAGTCACGTCTACATCAACGGCAACAGTGGCAGATGCGCCTGTCAGAACACCAGACCGGAACCGCACAGTGCCATCTGCCTCCACGCCAAACACTACTGACCCGGCAGATCCACGGGAATCGTCAATGCCAATGAAAGCCCGGAAGCGTGTGAAGGACCCCCCAATCGCGTAGGTGAGGGAGCTTGGGGCGTGAACGCCGAGCCCTTTCGGGTAGGTGGTGCCATTCAGAACGAGAGGACCGCCATCGGCGGCACCCTGCTCACCGTTGCTGCGGTCGCGCTCGTAGGAACCCCAGCCGTTGCTGCTCGCGGTGGGGGTGAGGTCGGAGAGGAAGACGCTGCTTGGCGCCGGAGGGGGCGGAGGCGGGGCAACGTCATCATTGGTGATCGTCCCAGTTGCGGCAGCAGGGGAGCCCACCGAGTAACCTTGCCCCGGAAGAACCGTGAGGAGCACCGTCTCGTTGGGTTCGACGGTTGTATCTGCTGTGGGGTCAACAATAACGGTCGCCGTCAATGCTGTGGCGGCGAACGTGACGGAGCCTGTCGCAGGAGCCGTGTAATCAGTCTCTCGGATTGCGGTTCCCGTAAGGCTGTAGGCCACCGTGAGCGGTGATCCCGCCCTCGACCGGGTGAGGGTGAAGACGAGGTTGCCGGTGCCGTCCTCGGGGGCCTGAGCGGGAGAAACCGAGACAGTCACCGATGGTGGAGTCAGTGCTGCTATCTCCGCCAGCAGCCTGGTGATCTCAGTTGCCTTGGCGGCATCGGCTGCCACTGCGGCATCGAGCCGACTCTGGAGCGAAGCGGCTGAGGCTGTCAGCCTAACGATCTCGGTGCGATTCGCAGCGTCTTCGGCTGTAGCC